CTAAAGAAATTACATATTTTTTTAATTGTAAGAGATTCTGCTGCATTTCTTGGAACTAACTTAAATATCATTCCGATTTCTCTCATCTCTGGAGAATCATATAATAATTCTGCGTTGGGGTTGATAACAATACCCCTTGAAGCACCACTAACATCATTAAAGTCTAGATTACCACCAACACCAGGTATGGAGTTTAATACTGCTGTATTGAGTGCAGTTTGTAATGCTGTGGCATTTCCTGCTATATTTTTTACAACTTCACTAGCATATGAAAATTGTCCTGCTGCTAGTGCTGCTACAGCTGCTCTACCTGTTGCAGTAAATTGTTTTCCTTGCCATTGTTGATTTATTTCATTGGATAAATCTTGTGGCATTGGCAACATTATAGTTGTTGGTTTGTACTCTAAGTACTCATTAGAAGCATTATATAATTGTCTGGTGGCAGTAATATTTTGTTGCTCAACTAAAAACTCTGCTACTCTAGAATCTCCTAATCCCTTAAAACCATCTCCATATACTTCTTTAAGTCTTTCAATCTCCACATCTCTTTGTTTTCTCAATGCATCTACGTCTGTGCTAAATGGAGGGTTGTATTTTCCAAATTGAAATAAAACATAATCTGTGCTCTTATCAACAGCAGTTGATGGCCATCTTAAAGTTTCTCCGTCAGGAATTTTCTTGTATTTTCCCCCTATCTCTGTAATATATGAATTAATATCATCAATAGGTTTAACTTGACTCCATTCATGTGTTCCTGCTTCAATCTCTCTTAGAACAGCATTAAATTTATCTGCATCTTTTCTTAATTCTCTAATGTCCTCATTACTATATCCATGCTCAAAAAGAGCTTGTTTCTGTTTAGGTGTTGTACCAATGGTCCTCTCACCTAATTCACCAGGTTTCCACTGTCTTTGAGTTGCCATTTATATGTTTACCATTGTGCGATCTTTTTGTTTACCATAACCACGAATAACTCTCCTTTGTTTGATCTTGTCATAGAAGTTCTCGTTTGTTTCATCCCATACAACTTCCATTGGATAGGATTGTTTTCCACCTTTACCTCTATTTTGTCTTACAAAAGTTTCAATAGGTAGTAATATTGCTGTAGCCCACTCTGATGCAGCTAAGTCAAGATAATATCCTTCAACATATTTAGACAAGTATTTATGAAAACAGCTGCGAGGTGCGTCAATCTTTCCATCTAGTAGTCTTTTCACTACCCATGCTCTCTTCTTTGGTGACATGTAATGTAAGTTTAGTCCCCAGAACTCAGTTCTAGATGCTTTTATTACATAAACAAGCGGAAACTCATCATAGTAAGCCAGTTTTGATGCCATCTTTGCTTTATATTCAAAGATGTACATGTGCCCAGAGACTGCATACTTTCTAATTTGATTTTCATCTTCAAATTCTTCTTCACCTATTCTATCTCGCAGTTCACTCTTTATAACTGCTTCTGGTTTAGCACTAAGTCCTAGTGCATAATTTCTAATTTTATTTCTATACCATAGGAAAGATTGATTTTCTCCACCTGCTTCTTGTTTTAATTTTTCAAATATCGTTTCATAACCTGCGTCCTCATCAAATGATGGGACTTGTATGTCCTTAAATCCTGTTGCCATTGTTTCATACCGCTAAATGATCTTCTGTGAGTATTAAAAATTTCATCTGCCTGTCATCACAGAACTCTTCAGCAGCGTTCCATTTAGCACGGTTCTTTGCAAAAGTTAGAGCTTCTTTCTTGTAGGCAGCAGTTCTTTTATCTTTACCATAAGGGGGTTTAGTTTGTTTCTTAGGTTTAATTTCAACTATGTACTTAGATGTTTTTCCGCTTTTTTCAAGTACCTTGATGTAAAAGTCTGGATAATATCTGTGTACCCTATTATCTATAGGAGAACGATAAGGTATTATGATTTCCTCACTTCCCCACTCTAAAATAGAGGATGTGTGGTCACAATACTTCATATATTTTTTCTCCCATAGTGATCTATAAACTATGCGAGATGGATTCCCACGATACTTTTTTGGGTGTAATGGTTTGTAAAGTCCAGAATAAGCCATATATAATATAGAATCCAACAATTATATTTAGTGGCAGTAACAGGAATAGATCAATTTATGAATAAAATTGGTAGACAGAGAGGTATGTCTCTGACTACTGGTTTTGATGTGTTTTATGATTTACCTTCAGGTTTAGCAAGTGAAATTCCATATTATCAAGGAGATAATAAAGATTTAGTACATATGTTATGTGACGAAGCACAGTTACCTAACGTACAGACTGCGACTGGTCAATTAAATGGAAGATTTCTTGGTGAATCTGGTGTACAATACCCACACTCAAGGATGTTTACAGATGTTGGACTAGGATTTCTTTGTGATGCTGAATTAATACCATTGAAATTTTTTAACATGTGGTATAATTATATGTTTAAAGAAACTGAGAAGGAGTATTTTCAAATTTTAGATAAAGCAAAAGAAATTACACCAAAGAATGATTTTAGAGAAAATAGATTAAGATATCAAGACGAATATGCTGCTACTATTAGAATAGTGAAGACAGAACCAGATGATGCTGCTCCTAATAATAGAGCACCCGTTACATATCTTTTAGAAAATGCATATCCTTATGCAATAGATGCTGTACCTCTTTCATATGGATCCTCACAACTTACAAGAGTCAATGTAAACTTCCATTATTCAAGACACACTGTGGCATATGGAACTTGGAATGTTAAAGGAGATGATATTCCATCAGTACCTTTAGCACTTAACTTTGTTGATGACAATAATAATCTAAATTTTACAACTGGTGGTACTACATAGCAAAATTGACTTTTTGATTCTATAAAAGCGGGAAAATTTTTCTCGCTATTTTTTTGTTTAAAAAGTCGCTATATATAAATATACGACTTGAAATTGTTTTTATGGCATTACCGAAACTTGGGTATCCTACGTATGAACTTGAATTACCCTCTACAGGCAAAACTCTTAAATATCGTCCATTTCTCGTAAAAGAGGAAAAAGTGCTTTTAATGGCACTTGAAGCAAAAGACGAGAAACAAATAATTAACGCAGTTAAAGATTTAATCAAAAATTGCGTCATTACACGAATTAAGGTAGATACACTACCTAGTTTTGATTTGGAATATTTGTTTTTAAAGATTAGAGGAGCATCTATTGGTGAAAATATTACTTTGACTGTAACTTGTCTTGATGACAATGAGACACAAGTAGAGACAAATATCAATATTAATGATGTTGAAATTTTTAAACCTGAAGGACATGATTCTAAAATTATGTTTGATGATAAAACTGGCATTGTTATGAGATATCCCAGTATGAAGGAATTTGTAGATAAAGAGTTTCTACAGAAGGAAATGAAGACTGAAGATGTATATGGATTTATTGCAGATTCTATAGATCAGATATTTGATGATGAAGAGGTATATGATTCAAGCACTACTACAAAGAAGGAATTCCGCACATTTGTTGATAGTTTGACTACCTCTCAATTTGGTAAAATTCAAAAATTTTATGAAACTGCTCCTAAATTGAGTCATACCTTTAAGGTCACAAACCCTAAGACTAACAAGGAATCCTCGTACACAATTGAGGGATTACAGAGTTTTTTCGCATAGCACTCTTTCAGAATAATTTGGAAGGGTACTTCAGAATGAATTTTGCTTTGATGCAGTACCATAAATACAGTTTGAGTGAAATTGAAAATATGTTACCTTGGGAGAAAGAGGTATATACCACTTTCTTAGTCCAATATCTTGAAGAACTCAAACAAAAACAAGAAGCAGCTAAAGCTAAACGATAGTGGCATCACTTACTAAGACATATAAAGGAGATTTAACAACATCAATTGCTGGCGTTATATATGATCGCATCAAGCAAATTGATGGTAAGAAGGAGCTTGATAAAACAGGAGCATCTGAAGAGGTAAAACAAGAAGCGGTAAAATTAAAAAGAGAAGACTCTAATGCTATACAGGTACAAAATAAACCTCTTGGTGAAGTAGTAACGAGGTTTTTTGCACCTTTACAAGGAAAATTTTTACAGACAAAAAGTAAAATTGATAATTTATCTACCAAAATTAATCTGGTAGCAGGTGGTGTAGCAGATACTCAAAAATTACTTATTAGTAGAAATCAACTTCTAGAAGAGAAGTTTGATCAAATGTTATCTAGTATTGGTAGTAATTCAGCAATAACAAAACAAAGAGAAGCACAGGCTAATTTTGATGCTATGGAGAAAGAACTTGAGAAAGGTTTAGATCTCTCAGGTACTTTTGCATATGAAAAGGTAAGAACAGGATCATTTGGAGTATTAGGAAAATTACTCTCATTTATATTAGGAAATGGATTTACAAGAAGAATTACAGCACAAATTATAAAACGTCTTGTTCCAACAAATGTTAGAGCAAGAGCTAGACTTTTGAGAAAATCTTTATTACCTGCTAGAAAATTTGCAAGA